ATCTAGTGAATGCCCTCTTGGTAAATGGAAAGCAGAAATGACACAGGAAGAGGAAGATCAATTAAATCAAAAACTAGGGATATGAGTATATTACAATTTACACCCCACAACCACAAATACACAAGTGAAGAAAATATTGATTGGCTTAGTGTTACAGGACTAATATCCAATTTCAAACAACCGTTTGATGCAGATAAGATAGCAGCTAAAGTGGCAAAGAGTAAGAAGAGTAAGTGGTATGGACTAACTCCTGAAGAAATTAAAGAAGCTTGGAAAGCTGAAGCTAACAGAGCTACAACATTAGGTACATGGTATCACAACTGTAGAGAAGCTGATATATGTGGATTTGAAACAATGGAAAGACATGGCCATACAATTCCCATATTTAAACCTATTGAAAAAGAAGGAGTAAAATATTCTCCAGATCAGAAGTTAAAAGATGGTGTCTATCCAGAACATATGGTGTATCTTCGTTCTGCTGGTATATGTGGCCAGTCTGATTTAGTGGAGGTTGTTAATGGAGTGGTACACATCACTGATTATAAAACTAATAAAGAAATTAAAGTTGAAGGATTTACTAATTGGGAAGGGGTCTCTCAAAAAATGTCTCCTCCTGTCAGCCATCTTGATGATTGTCATCTTAACCACTATGCTTTGCAGCTTAGCATGTATATGTTTATTATTCTTAAGCATAATCCTAAGCTCACTGCAGGTACTCTCACTATTCATCACATATTGTTTGAGGAGGCAGGACGGGATAGGTTTGACAATCCTATATCTGCTCTTGATACTAATGGTGATCCTATTGTCACTGATGTAGTGCAATATGATCTACCATATTTAAAGAAAGAAGCAATAGATATTATACATTGGCTGGAAGATAATAGAAACAAACTAAAACCAAAACACTAATGCTTCAGCTTAATCCCACTATACCAGTATATGCAATAGATCATGAGCAGGAAGGATATGCTTTTATAGTGTTAGATTACTCTCAAGAACATAACACATTATTTTTAGTTGGACTTGATAATGGAGAATTTTGGTGGATTAAACAATCACGTCTTAGACTTTGTAAAAATATATCATTAGATAGAAACTATGGAGAAACAAAAGAAAGTATTTAAGAATGAGATTAAGTATAATGTCACTCTTAATGAGGAACAGAAAGAAGTGAAGAGACTTATTAGAGAAAAGCAAATAGTAGTGGTAACAGGTAGAGCAGGATGTGGTAAAAGTTTAGTAAGTGCTCAAACAGCACTTGACTTTTTATTTAAGAAAGAATATGAATACATCTATGTTACACGTGCAGCTGTTGAAGTTGGTCATTCTCTTGGCTTTCTGCCTGGTAGCCTATCTGAGAAATTTGATCCATACCTCGAAGCTTTTAAGGACAATCTATTTGAATGCTACGACAAAGTTAAGATTGAAGAGCTTATTAATTCAGAAAAAGTTAAAGCACTTCCTGTACAGTTTATACGTGGTAAAACCATTAATGATATTCTTGTTGTTGAAGAAGCTCAGAATCTTACAAAACCAGAAATGTTAGCTCTTCTTACAAGACTTGGAAAGAATGGTAGAATAATTATTAATGGTGATAATGAACAAAAGGATATTAAAGACCAATACAATGGGCTATCTTATATTATTGATTTAGCAAAGAAGTTTTCAGATGATATAAAATGGATTAAATTAAAACATAACCACAGGAGTGATCTTGTGGGTAAAATTTTAGAATATGAATACTCCGGAAAAAAATGATGAGATATTGTTATTAGAAACTCTTCTAGATAACTTTGATAATGGATCTCTTATACCAGAAAACAATGCTCATAAATGTTATCTTACAGAACAGCATAAAGCTAAAGGTATAATAACATGGGTGCATGATCATGAACTAAGAGGACATTCTCTTCTTAGAAAAATGGGTAAAAGTGCAGGCAGAGATTTATTAAGAAATACAAAAAACCCTTTACAGAAATGATAAGACTATTTGATATAAGTAATGGTAAAGTGATACCCACTGAACATTGTTACACTCTTAAGTTTCTTAAGGATATTATGGATACGTATCCAGACGAATATTTACAGATATTTACGTATCTGTTTTATATGTCCTGTCCTAATCCAGATATGAATCCTTTCTTTGATATTCCAGAACAGGATAAAGAAGATATTATACTAAGAGAGATAGATGCAGATTTTAGTTTAGATGATGCTAAGATAACACATGCATTAGCTATGTGTAAAAAGATGTATGAAACTCCTACATATAGAGCTTATGAAGGTATTAAGATATTTTTAGATAATATGGCTAAGAGTATGAAGACAGAGAGTATTACATTTGGTAGAGATGGATCAGGGCCTGCTCTTCTTAGAATGGCTGAGAAGTATGACCAGGTGAGACAAAGTTTTAAAGGTGTGTATAGAGATTTAATGGAAGAACAACAAAGCTCTGTAAGAGGAGGACAAAATTTAGCTTATGACCAATAATATAAATCCACAAAAAGAATTTGAAAGACTATTGCCTGATGCAATTTCTAATGCTTGTTTTTCTGTTAAATTACCAAAAAATATAATAGAAGAATATTCAGAGATGTCTGATAAATGGGCAGAAGATAAAAAAACATTTGGTCATCATTATGCAAAAGATCAAAATAATATTCATGGTAGAAGTAGCAATGGTCATAATGCTCAAGCAGCTTTAGAACATCAATTAGGAGTAAAATTTACAGAATGGATGATAGGAAGTAAAAAACTTTTTAATGATCCTGATTTAAGACCAATAGGACTTGAAATAGGAGTAAAAGCTTTTAAAGCTCCAAGCAATGCTCCTATTATTTTTAAATATAGTAAATATCCTGAAATAATTATGTGTAGAGATGCAAATGATAAATACTTATACCATTGTCTTGGACTATTTGCACCTACATATTTAAATTATCATGAGTTTGTTTGTGATTCATTAGTTATAGATCCTAATCTTTTAGAGAGAGGAACTAAAACTGGATTCTATAGAATTGATAAAGGTGTTCCTTTTAAAACATTAAATGATCTTAAAAAATTAGTAGAAAAAAAATGGGAAACGAAAAAATAAAAAATATGAAACAACAAGTGTATCAGGATATAGAACCTGGTTACAAAAATGATCAAGACTATTTAAACGATTGGGTTTTTCATTTCAATCCTTATGCTGATCAGTGGGCTGCTGTTCCACGTGAAAAATATAATGAGTATTGGAATAATTATAAACATCATGCTGTTCTTAGAAGCAAGCATTTAAACACTTTAATAGATTTATTACATAAGTCTAAAGGAAATATGGATGTTATAGAAGATTTAACTCGTGGTGAAATCAAGTAACTTTATAGAAATACCCACATATTCTAATGGAGTGTGGACAGTCACTGAATTTTCTACAAGGGAAGATTTCAGGGATTTTCTTTTGCCCTTATTTAAAGAACCTGGTCAGTATGAATTTAATCAGGATAGTTTAATATTTAATGCTGAAGCACGTAAGTTTCAGAAGCAGGGATATTATTGTGCTGCCCCTGTTAAGTCAAAAGACTTTTTAGCTTATTGGGATGATCAAAAAAATAAATGCCGTAATGGTATTATAGTGCATAGTGGTACCAAATCTTGGTATATTAGTAGGGATTATTACATGTGGCTTAATTTTCTTCCCATCTATGACAAGGAGGAAAAGAGGTTTGACTTTGCCAAAGTGAGGGATGCCCAATATCATATGGCTCTTTATGAACATTTAGCTGAACTTAATTATAAACATGCTGTTATTTTAAAAAAACGTCAGATAGCTAGTTCATATTTTCACATGGCTAAACTTCTTAATAAGTATTGGTTTGAAGAAGGAGCTGTATTAAAAATAGGAGCTAGTCTTAAGGATTATATTAATGAGAAAGGATCCTGGAAGTTTTTAGATGAATATAAAAACTTTCTTAATGAACACACTGCATGGTATAGACCAGCAGAACCTGAGAAGGTGGGAGCATGGCAACAGAGGATTAAAGTGAGGATTAATAATCGTGACACTTACAAAGGACTTAAATCCACTATATCAGGATATTCATTTGAGAAAGATCCTACAAATGGTGTGGGTGGACCTGTAACCTATTTCTTTCATGAGGAAGCTGGTATTGCTCCTAAGATGAATGATACTTATGGATTCATTAAGCCGGCCCTTAAATCTGGTCATATAATCACTGGTCAGTTTATTGCAGCAGGATCTGTGGGTGATCTTGAACAATGTGAACCTCTTAAAGAATATATTCTTCAACCTGAAGAAAATGGATTCTATGGGGTAGAGTCGAACCTTATAGATGGGGATGGTACAATAGGGATCACTGGTTTGTTTATACCAGAGCAGTGGTCTATGCCTCCCTATATAGATGAGTATGGTAATTCTAAAGTGAAGGAAGCTCTTGAAGCTTTAGAAAAAGAATTTGCAAAACTTAAAAAAGATCTTAATCCAGAAGCATATCAGCTTACAGTTTCTCAGCAGCCCAGAAGTATAGAAGAAGCTTTTGCTACAAGAAAAGTTAGTATATTTCCTCCTCATTTAGTTTCTAAACAAATGCAGAGAGTTAATGAGAAACAATATCCTGTAGAATATTTAGAACTTAGTAGAGATGCCGAGGGAAATATTGTAGATAAACCTTCTAGAAAAACTCCTATTTTGGAATTTCCAATAAGTAAGAAGACAGAAGATAAAGAAGGAGTGATTTGCATATATGAAAGACCTCATAAAAATCCTACATTTGGAATGTACTATGCTTCTGTGGATCCTGTAGGAGAAGGTAAAACCACCACATCTGAATCTTTATGTTCTATATATGTTTATAAAAATCCAGTGGAGATTATAACAGATGATGGGGATGGAAAGGTAAAAAACTCTATAGAAAGAGATGCATTAGTGGCTAGCTGGTGTGGTAGGTTTGATGATCTTAATAAAACTCATGAGAGATTAGAACTTCTCATAGAATGGTATAATGCATGGACATTGGTAGAGAACAACGTAGCTCTTTTCATCCAGTATATGATATCTAAGAAAAAACAAAGATATTTAGTTCCTAAAGATATGATATTATTCTTAAAAGATATAGGAGCTAATCGTAATGTATTTCAGCAGTATGGATGGAAGAATGTGGGCACTATATTTAAAGGTACTATTCTAAGCTATGGTATAGAGTTTCTTAAAGAAGAACTAGATCATGAAACTCTACCTGATGGCACTATAACTAAAACCATCTATGGAGTGGAGAGAATTCCAGATATAATGTTGCTTAAAGAAATGCAGGCATATAGAGATGGAATTAATGTGGATAGACTGGTGGCATTCTGTTCTCTTATAGCCTTTGCTAAAGTGCAACAATCCAATAGGGGCCTGGCTAAACGTATAGAAGTTAAACAAGAAAAGTTGGAAAGTTCAAATAAATTTAGTAAATTAAATTATACACCTTTTAGGCATATTGGTATGAGTAATGGTAAATCTATATCCAGACCATCCCGTAATGCCTTTAGAAACATTAGATGACATATGGATAAAGAATTACATGCACAGAAATTAAATATTCTATCAAGACTTATTAAAGAAAGCTCCCTTACACTTGAGGAAGCTTTATTACTTTTAAAGGAAGAGGAAACCCTTCCTATTGTTAATGCTCCATTTCAACAGTCTCAACCTTTTACTAGTTATCCTACTATTGCTCCAACTCTTACACCTGGAGATTATTGGTTTGGAAGTATTACTGGTGATGGTACAGTGACTATTAATAATACCCATGGGTCTTTTATGGCCACTACATCTGATACTTTAAAAATTTATAATTAATCATGCAAATATATAATGCCTTACAACTTAAGAAAGGTGCTAAAGTGGAGTACAATAAAATGGGTACTCTTATTCAGCCTTTTCAGTTTGTATCAGAAAAAGAGAAAGATGATCAGTGGAGGGCATGGAACCTTGACTGGTTAGAGTTTCAAGGTATGAAACAACTTAGACGTAATGCAAGACGTCTAATGAAGAATTATAAACTAGCTAAAGGTATTATAGACAAACAAGACTATATAGTGGAGGAAGATAATGAGATGGCCGATCTTATAGATACCCTTACTAAAGAAGATACATCAGCATTTGAGCTTAAGTTTTATCCTATTATTCCTAATGTAATTAATGTTCTCACTAATGAGTTTTCTAAAAGAAGCTCAAGAATAATGTTTAGAGCTATTGATGACATCTCTTATAATGAAATGTTAGAAGCTAAAAGATCAATGATAGAGGAAACTCTACTTGCTCAAGCTCAACAAAAACAACTTGCTAAAATGATGGAAATGGGGCTTGATCCTAATAGTGATGAAGCTAAGCAAGAAATGGATCCTGAAAAACTTAAATCTCTTCCTGAAATAGAACAATTCTTTAAAAAAGACTACAGGTCTATGATTGAAGAATGGGCCACTCATCAAATGAGAGTAGATGAAGAAAGATTTAAAATAAAAGAATTAGAAGAAACTGCTTTTAGAGATATGCTTATCACTGATAGAGAGTTTTGGCATTTTAATATGATGGAGGATGATTATGAAGTGGAGCTTTGGAATCCCCTACTTACATTCTATCATAAATCTCCAGATGTACGTTATATTTCTCAGGGTAACTGGGTGGGCAAACTTGATATGATGTCTATATCAGATGTTGTAGATAAGTTTGGATGGATGATGACTGAAGAACAATTATCAGCTTTAGAAGCTATTTATCCAGCACGTTCTGCTGGTTATGCTATACAAGGATATCAAAATGATGGAACTTACTATGATCCTACAAGATCTCATGAATGGAATACTCAAATGCCTTCTTTGGGTTATAGACAATTTACTTCTCTTTATGATGCCGGATCTCAGTTTGGAGATATTGTACAATGGATATTATCAGACTCAGAAGACTTACAAGACTTTGGTAAAAGCTACATGCTTAGGGTTAGCACTATCTATTGGAAAAGTCAAAGAAAGGTGGGGCATCTTACTAAAATAACTTCTACAGGAGAATTTATAATAGATATAGTAAGTGAAGAATATAAAGTGACAGACAAACCAATTTATGATACTTCTATATATAAACAAAAAACTAAAGATAATTTAATTTTTGGTGAGCATATAGATTGGATATGGATTAATGAAGTGTGGGGTGGTGTAAAGATTGGCCCTAATAGACCAGCTTTCTGGGGAATGAACAATCCAGGTGGTATCAATCCTATTTATCTTGGACTTAATGGTGGTAAACCCGGCCGTGTTCCATTCCAGTTTAAAGGAGATAATAGTTTATATGGATGTAAACTTCCTGTAGAAGGAGCTGTATTTGGAGATAGAAATACAAGATCTGTAAGTCTTGTTGATTTAATGAAACCTTTCCAGATTGGTTATAATATAGTGAATAACCAAATAGCAGACATCTTAGTGGATGAACTTGGTACAGTGATTATGCTTGATCAGAATGCTCTACCACGTCACTCATTAGGAGAAGACTGGGGTAAGAACAATCTATCTAAAGCATATGTAGCAATGAAGAACTTCCAGATGCTACCTTTAGATACCACTATTACAAACACTGAAAATCCTCTTAGCTTCCAACACTATCAAGTGCTTAATCTAGAACAAACTAATCGTTTGCTTTCTAGGATTAATTTAGCTAAGTATTTTAAAGAGGAAGCTTTTGCTGTAATAGGACTTAATCAGCAAAGGATGGGTATGCAAATTGCTCAAGAACAAACAGCTACTGCTGTAGAACAGGCAACTAATGCTTCTTATGCTCAAACAGAACAGTATTTTATACAGCACTCAGATAATCTAATGCCACGTGTACATCAGATGAGAACTGATTTAGCTCAATATTATCATTCTAGAAATTCTAGTTTAAGGTTACAATATATCACTGGTACAGATGAAAAGGTTAATTTTCAAATGAATGGAACAGATCTTCTTCTTAGAGATCTTAATATATTCTGTACTACTAAAACTAATTCTCGTACTATATTAGAACAATTAAGGCAACTTGCTTTAAATAACAATACTACTGGGGCTTCTATATTTGATCTTGGTAATATTATTAAATCTGAATCTATAGGAGAATTAACATCTGCTCTTAAAGCAGCTGAACAAAAAGCTCAACAGCAGAAACAAGCTGAAATGCAGCAGCAACAACAAATGCAGCAAGAACAAATTGCTGCTCAAGAAAAACAACTTCAGATGAAACAACAATTTGAAGCTGAAGAAGCTGAAAAAGATAGACAAGCTAGAATTACAGAAGCTGAGATTAGATCTGCTGGATATGGTTCTATGGTGGATATTAATAAAAATGAGCAATCTGATTATCTTGATGCTCTTAAGCATATAGAAGAAACTAAGAACTTTCAAGAAACTATGAACTTTAAACGTGAGCAGGAAGTTAATAAAAACATGCAATCAACTGAAAAGCATACTATAGAAAGAGAAAAACTTCAAACTCAAAAAGAAGTGGCTGATAAACAATTACAAATAGCTAGAGAAAATAAGAATAGATTTGATGTTAAAGTTCCTCCTAAAAAGAAGGAGAAATAATTATAGCTCTATTATCCGTACATCAGATAAAATTTTAAAAGATTTTTTAAATTTTTATAGTTTAAATTAGTATATTTTTAATGTAGATATACAACTAAAAAACCAAATAAATATGACTGATAATCAAACAACTGTACAGCAAGTAGATTTAGATATTGATAGTTTATTTGATGGAGCCCCTGGAGCAGATAGTATAATTACTTCTAATTCAGAGCCAACAGAGATTAAACCAAATCTTTTTAGTAAAAAGCAAACAGATTTAACCTTCTTAGATAAAGAAGATAAAGATGATAAAACATTTAACTCTACTACAAATGATAAAGGTGATGAATCATCTATTGAATCAAAATCTGATTTAAAAAATATTCTTGATGAAGAAATTAATCTTACAGATGATGATGTTGATGATGAAGTTAAATCTAAAGTAGGTAGACCTAAAACAGAAAAATCTGGATTGGTTGAGTTTCTAAAGAAAAG